AACACAGGATGGGTATCTAAGCTTATCCTCTTTTCCTTCCTCACTTTCTCACCTACATGCTAGAGGCTTTGCACATGGTTCTCTTGGGCGTTGCCTCTGGCCCTTCATTAGTTTTCTAATTCATTTCATTCATAAGAAAACCCAAGCCCAAGGTCTTGGCCCATTCGGGTTTCATTCGTAACGCAACCTCACATAACTTACAGTCACGCTCTTAACTAATCCCTGCAAACTATGCACTCGAAGGGGAGTCGTAAACTAATCCCTGCAAACTCTGTAGGGGGAATAAAGGTGTTCGCTCCGCTCACGGCATATTAATGTAACTCCTTAACAACTTCATCCACCATCCAATGCCTACAATCAGTCCTAATCTTCCACGGCCAATCCCAACCCTGCACCGCACTACCATCCACCATCGAGTCGTAAACAACATAACCTCCCCACCATACGAATCCGAGTCTTAGGACTACAAGGCCGAGTCCAATCCAACATATCACTTGCACCACATAACCTCACTTACAGTCATCACGCTTCAAGACCACCCCTCACTCTACAAGCCTAACCTCACATGCCCACACCAAGCCCACATCCACACCTCGACACACCAGCCTAACCTCACACGACAAGCAAGTAGCCCAGACCACACCACGCTATACCACCCGAGACACGGAGCGTACCGTACCTTACAGTCACGCCGTTTATTTCCTTTTTCTCTCTCTTTCTATTTGGGAGTCCTCTTGTATGGTTCCCTTCTTGTGAGTAATGATCGTGTTTTTGATTACATGGTCGGTTGCTCGGTGAATTTATTTTCTAACCCTTTAACCCTTTTAAGCTTATGTCTGAAGAGCTAGTAACATGCTACTGCTGTCATGGTTCTGGCATGATAGGAGATGATTCAGATCACAGAACATGTGATGTATGCCATGGAACAGGCAAGATTACCAAAGCAAAGCTTAAAGAATACCAAGATGAGCAGAATGAATACTATCTAAGATTAGAAAGTGAAGATGTACCCTTTTAGTGATGAGAGTCAAGGAAAGATCAGAGTCACAGATGAGAGCTTATCAAGTTTGAAAGAATTACACAGAGAAGCATTGAATGAAGACCAGATGAGTTTCATGTTCAACGACATGGAAATAGACGTAAATTACGCTTCATATCTCATAACGCATATGGAGAACATTCTTAACCTTGATAAAAAGGAAAACTATGCCTAGTACACTCATGGGACCACCAGTCAAAGATCCCAAAACCAAAAAAGAAGCTCCAGTAGCTTTAAAGACCAAAGAATATAGCTCAATTGAAGCCTTGAAAGGCATGTGGACTCCACCTGAAAGGAATAAATACAAGCCTCTCCCTTTCTACGACATTTGTTCAGAGTTAAAGACAAGCTTAGAGAAAGATTACAGTCTTAAAGTGAACAAAACAGATATTAAGACTGTTCCCGGAGGTTTAGGTAAAAACGATGCAGAATTCGTTGAAAAGTATGGTGCAGATCAGAATTACGGCAGAGAGGACATGCAAATGTTCACATTCTTTGACGTAGATTACAAAGATCAGGATTTCAAGCATATGAAGATGCTGAATTACAGATATGGCGTACTTTCTAGTCATGATACGACCAGAGGTACATGGCTAGTTGCAGGAGCGCAAGTCGGAGCGTGTGCCAATGGCATGGTTTGGGGCAAAGAATATACTGCCAAACTTAACCATTTTGGTGCATTCGATGACATTATTGCTGAAATGAAGTATATGTTCGCCACAGGGATTAAATATATCTTTGACCGACATAAACTCATGGATAAATGCATCGATGGTATGACACAAGCCAAGCTGGACAATGTAAAAGCTCATGACATCATCATGAAGTCAGCGCGAGCTAAAGCAATCAGTCCTAGTAGCGTGTTAAAGGTAGACGATCATTGGAAAATGAACTCTGATGCAGGGAAGTTGTTCAAGGATCGCAACGCATGGAGCTTGTACAATGCATTCACGGATGCATACAAATCTCAACGAATCACTTCAGCTTTCGACAACAATCGTAAGCTTAACGGTGTATTTGAACGTGAATTCCAACTCCCAATGGTGGCCTAATGGAAAATACTGCCCAAGCAGACGTTATTGCTATAAAAAGTCCAGTAAGAGAAGAATTAGAGAAAAAAGTTGAAGAATTAGAAAAGCAATTAGAGATAGAACGTCAAACTATAGAAAATATGCGTTTAGAAATAAATGCATCAAATTCTTTAAGAGACAGATTAGAGAAAAAATTAGACAAATCTAATGATTTTTTTGCAGAATTCGCATTGTTGTTTACAGAAACTCCAGCATTTACATCTATAATCGACTCGATTAAAGAAGAAATTAATCAAGATATAGATATAGATGGTAATGTCAGAGAAATCATAAGAAACGATTTAAGTGTCAGCATCACCGATGCATACTGTTCGGTGGACATATGATATTCAAACAACTAGGCAATGAAGAAGAAGAATACAGAAAATGGGCTAGAGATAACTATAAACCTTTAGATCCCATTAAAGGTATTTGGCATCCAGTAATCCAAGATGAGTGCGCTAAGATGAACGCTAAGTACACAGTAAATAAGCGGAGCGTACAGCAAGAGGATTTAGATGCTGAAGCCCTTGACCAGATTGAAGGATCAGATGAATTTCTTAGTGATTGGAATCAATTTCTCAAAGGAGAAAAGGTTTCATAAACTGTTAGGTTATGCTAACATGTAGGCATGGACCTAGCAGAAGAAATTAAGTTTTGGGGAGGCATCAACCTCAAACAGGTTGCCAAAGATACAGGGTACACAGATGCCTATGTGTACCTTGTCTGTTCTGGAAAAAGAAAGAGCAATAAAATAACATCCCATATTCTCATGCAACTTGAGAGACGTAAAAATAAACTCTATGAAAGGTTAATAAATGGAAATAACCAATATAATGAACCTGCCAAGGTCAATAGTTTACGCACTAGAGAGTCAGAATTACGATAAAGGAAAGAGTGACTATTCAGTTACAGAGTTAATCAGTCCAGCATTTCAGAACGCCCTCAAAATAGCTCATTCAGCATATATCAAAGAAGATGCTTCAGATAGAATCTGGGCATTATTAGGGAGTAGTGTTCATTACATCATTGAACAGGCTCACAGAGAGGAAGAGAATTCGTTTGCAGAAAAACGGATTTACATGCCTTTTATGGACAAAACCATCTCAGGTCAATTTGATCTATTCCAAGATGGGATTCTCACAGATTTCAAAGTAACTTCAGCATGGGCTATCAAAGATGGTCCTAAAGATGATTGGATAGCACAATTGAATCTACTCGATCTTTTACTAAATTTTCAGAGAGGAATCCGAGTAGAAAAGTTACAAATTGTAGCAATTCTCAGAGATTGGTCAGATACCACACGGAAAAAACATCCTGATTGGTATCCAAGAAAACCGATCAAGGTTCTCGACATTGAAATGTGGGATCGAAAGACTCAAAAGGCATACTTACAAGATAGGATAGAAAAGCATGAAGATGTTAGATTCTATCTTACTGGTAAGGGTGCAGATCGTTGGAAAGACGTATGGGAAGGTTTGGTTTGTACACCTGAAGAAAGGTGGCGTAAACCACACACTTGGGCAGTTATGAGGTATGGTCAAAAACGTGCTTTAAAACTGTACAAGGAAAACGAGCATGTGAAAGCAGAAGAACAAGCTTTAGATTTTTGCGACCACAAGAATGAAGAAGGTCAGATAGGAGAATATTATGTTCAGTACCGCCCGGGCGAAGACACTAGGTGTGAATCGTATTGTCCAGTTAGTAATCATTGCCCTTATTATCAACATTCATACATAGGAGTATAGATGAATGAAGTAACACCATTTGCTCAAAAATCAGTAGCAAATCCTACACCGACACTAGATTTAGATTTTGAAGAAGTATGTAAGTTTATAGACCCAAAGAAACTAGGTACTCCGCAGGAATACAAGCATTTCTTTGAGCTATGTAAAATGCGTGGCATGAACCCCTTGCTCAAGGAAGTCTACTGGATCAAGTATTCTTCTAATCAAGCGGCCGCAAATGTCATAGCAGTCGATACGTTTGTAGCAAGAGCAGGAGATCATCATGACTATGAGGGTTATGAATCTGGCTGGTATATCCAAACAGATCCTAAAAATCCAAATAGTGTTGAAACTACTGTTATGCCATACGGCAAGATTGTTGGTGCATGGTGTCAAGTACACAGAACCAACATGAAACCTTTTATCTCCAGAGTTAGGATTGATGCGTACAGCACGGGTAAATCCAGATGGGGAACCGACCCTGCTGGCATGATTGAGAAGTGTGCAATTGCAGGAGCGCACCGAAAAGCGTACCCAAAATCCTTTGCTCAACTCTATTCTTGGGAAGAAATGGACCAAGCTAGAGAAGTTAAGGATGTAACGCCTCCAAAAAAGCAGGAAGCTAAGACTCCAAGTCAGCAAGTTAAAGAATGGGATGAAGAAAAATCAGTTAAAAAATATGAAGAAATAAAGGGTAAAAAGAAAACAGCAAAGAAAGCAAAATCAGAACCAGAATCAGAAGATTCAAATGATGCATTCAAAGCTGAGTTCTTAGATACTGAAGATCAAGATGAGCGTATTCAGTTATTCAACCAAGCACTCATGAATCTTGTCGATGACGATAGAACAAAGGAATCCTATCAAAACGTCAAGAGTTTCACGGAGAAACATTGGAATACATTGAATCAGAACTTGGATAAAGATCATAGAGACTCCTTATTAAATGTTTGTGATGCGGTCAAAAAGTTATACCCAGATGAAGCCTAATCCTGATCTTGTCCGTGCGCCTTCTAAACACTTCATGGAAGATGGAACCGTCTTCTGGATGTGGACAGATGCACTCGGACGAGACTTCGTACAATTCGGAGAAGAACTAAAATGGAAATATCATTCGAATCAAGAACCGCCAAAGAGTACGGAATCGGATGTGCCATTTTGATTAGAAACTTTCAGTTCTGGATAGCAACTAACCAAGCCAACGGCCAGAATCGGAGAGACAACCATACATGGTCATACATGACGATGGAGGGTTTCTGTAAGCTCTTTCCATTCTGGTCAAAGGATCAAATTAGAAGGTTGTTGACTAAACTAACAGAAAGTGGTGTAATAATCAAGGGTTCATTCAATAAAAATTCTTTCGACAGAACCAGTTGGTACGCATTTAAGGATGAGAAAAAGTGGATCAAAGAATATATAGAAAGTCGCTCCAAATCTGCATCTGGCGAAATCGCTAAATCGAAGAAGCAGAATCGCCAAATCAGAAGTGGCGAAATCGCCAAATCATATATATATAATAATAATAAAGATTTAATTAAAGATACTAAAGAAGATATAGACGTTGAAAATATCAAAGAATTCTTGGATCACAGAAAGGATCTCAAATGTCCAATGTCATCCATAGCAATAGCCAAGCTCAAGAATAGATTAAGGAAGCTAGAAGAAGAAGGTTATGATCCAGTTATTTGCATAGATCACGCAATCATGAACGGATGGAAGTCTGTCCATGGTGTAGAAGAGGCCAAGAAAAGCGATAAAACACCCCATAATGAAAAGGAACCACCTAAGTACATAGGCCAGACTGGGTTCATCAATCCCGATTGGTCTATGTGGGAAGCAAAGCGAAATGCAAATCAATCCTCAAATCCAAGCTTGTGTGACTCGTCTGGCAACGGCATTCAACAAGCCTCTGACCGAAGAGCTATTGAACACTTGGCAGGAAGCGTTGGGGAACAAGAACATAGAGGAAATCCATTCAACGTACCTGAAGATCATTCAGGGAGAAGTCCAGAGGGATGAAACCAAGATGCCAACTCCACCAGAGTTTTTGGCAATCATGAAAAAACTAAGACTACATAACAAAAAGAAGGAGATATGGGCAGACCAAGAAAAAAACAAAGCCTTGAGCTACAGTCCATCAGAGTTAATAGACCGACAGAAAAAGTGGACTCCAGAGATGAAATCACAGTTGAAACAAGTAATGGAGAGTCTGAAAAGCTAAGAAAGTTGAAAATACCCGAAGGATGGTTGTATATTCTGGAAACGTATTATGAACCTGGACCTCACATAGGCAGAAACAGCAAAGCTATTATATCAACAGCAATGACATTCGTACCAGATAACAACCTCCTTTCTTGAGTTGGTCCATAAGGCACGCTCCGTTCCTCATTCACTAAGTTGCCTTAACCAATATTGTTTCCTCATATCGACATACGGTGGCTAGGGGAAAGGAGGTGTCATGGCATGGCTAAAACAACCACAAAAAGTCCATCTGGGAACAAGACCTAAGAAAGATCATCCATTTAAAGATTTTAAGCATAAAAGGCGAGAAAAACAGAGAATACCTACTAAAGAAGAAGTTAAGATTGCAGTAGAAGAGTATCTAGCAAGCGGTAAAACAATCGAAAAACTCGAACCTCTGGATGTTAAACCAGACAGTCTTTTCTTTGAACTGGAAAAGGACATCGATAAATCCTTTAATCCAGAAGAAGAATTTCAACAAAATTTCCAAATAATCGACAATGAATCTTGACGAACTTGACGAAAAAATATGTAAAATGAGAGCTTTGAATGATAGAAGAGAGATAGAACTAAATAAATTAGAAGCTTACTATTGGCTTAAAACTAATTTCAATATTGAAGCAGAAAAAATCAAAAGTATTAGGTACAGAGAAGGACAAGATAAGTCATTTATTGAGATGAAAAGTGATAGCGAATATGAACAAGAATTTATAGAAATTAAAGGTCATGTACACAATATTTTAATGGGTTTAGATACCAGTTATAAAAAGACACCTATTTGGGCAGAGTTAGAAAAATGATTATGTTTCCACATGAAGAAGAGGTAGAAGAAGAATATCCGCTAATGATATTCCCCTTCCCTCCTGTTCCTAAACCTAGAATGACTCAAAGTGATAGATGGAAAGTAGGAGATAAAAAGAGAAAAGCAGTAAAGAATTATCACGATTTTAGAGATCGGTTTAGAAAAACAATGGAGAGAAACGATTGGATAGTCGATGCCAATATGCTTATTAGAATTAAAATGTACATTCCAATGGCTAAATCATGGAGTAAAAAAGTGAAGAAAGCTATGGAAGGTATGCCTCATAAACAAAAGCCAGATATTGATAATCTGGAGAAAGGAATATTAGACGCGCTCTATGAAGATGATTCCAGAGTTTGGGATCTACATGCAACTAAATACTGGACGAATTCAGAAGGTTCGTTCACCATCCAAAACATCGAAGAATAAATAATTATGAATAAGGTAATGCTATATGGAAATGTCGGTAAAGCCCCTAAGTTCAACACAACTGGACAAGGAACACCACAAGCGAAATTCTCAATCGCACCAAAAGAAATATCCAAAAAAGGGACAGAACCCAGAACTCACTGGATTCAATGTGTCTCCTACGGAAAAACAGCCGAGCTTATTCGAGATTATGTTGGACAAGGAGATTCAATTATTATCGAAGACGGAAAGCTTGAAACCATAACGTTAGATAAAAAGCCAGGACAAGAATATGCAGATACGTTTACTAGAGTGAGAGTAGACAGAATTCAATTTATAAGAAATAAGAGTCAAAATGGAAATGAAGATCAAAGATATTCGGATAACCAACCTTTTAACTAAAATTAATATCAATAAAAAGGTCGATATGACGCAAAATAAAACCACTCCCTTTGTCGTAATGGATGAAGGAAAATCAATGTTAATCTCTAATAAGGAACTTAGAGATTTAATTCCATCTGAAGAAAACAGATTAGGAATTACTGAACATAGTGCTACTATAGAAAAAAGAGCAAAAAATAGGCAAAGAAAGTTAAGAATTTCTATGAAAAAACATGGATTTCTTAAAGAGTATCCTATTTTAATTACAGAAGATTTGCGTATCTGTAATGGTCACAATAGGTGGCAAGTTGCATGTGATCTGGGTTTAGATGCATGGGTACAGTTTACAGAGATAGAGGATGTAGCTACTCATGCAAAAGCTCAGAATTCAGCAACACCTTGGAACATTAATGACTTTGTTACTGCAAAAGCCAACAAAGGTTATAAAGAAGCCAAGATTGTCAAGTATATGAGTGAGCGTTATAAGTTGAGTGTATCAACGACTATCCAGTTGTTGACAAAGAAACGACTCAACAGCAGTTCCGCAGAATCCATGATTATAGATCAAGAAGTCAACATCGTAGATTATCCTTGGGCCGAGAAGATTGCACAACAAGTTCATGAGTTGTGCTTGATCCTCAATACGCATGTTCAAGGACAGAAAGTGCAACAAGCATTAATCAAATGCATGGAAGCACCTGAACAGAATAATAAAGTCTACGATCATGAAAGAATGAAGACTAAGCTGGAGTATCAATATGGTAAATTGGTTCCTGTCACAACGATTAAAGACTATCTAAGACAGTTCCAAGATATATATAACCATAAGTGCCAGCATAAGGATAAGTTCTTCTTCACTTGAGATTATAGAAAGGAGCAAAGATGGTAGTTAATGTCATGAAACGAAAGAAAAATAGTAAATTAAAGAGACATACACGACTCTTGAAAAAGCTATTTATTTCTCATAGGAATAAAGTTATCAGCGATGACTTTGAAGAAAGAGAGATCCAGAAGAAAGGACGAGCATTCCAAAAAGAAGGGTTCTCATCGTTTAGAGAATACTTTCTTTATCTTAAAAAACACGAAACGGAGTTAGAGAATGTCAAACAAAAAGATAGTAAAGTCAGGGAATAAAGGGTTTGCTCAGAGATTTAAACATCCAGATATTGTTTTAATACCCTCTGACGAAAATCCTCCTGCTGGAGTGTTACAAGACTTTTCAAGATTAGAGAGTCCGCATCATAACTTTGCTAAAAATGGCGGTTGTGATGATGAGATTATAAATCCTGAAATTGCTGAAGCACTTTACTATATTAAAAAAGTCCAGAATAAATAAAGAAAATGCTAATTGATGAAGACTTTATTGTTGCAAAACAAAATACAAAAGGCTACTTAGCTCATAGAGGATCTATAACCCAAGAAAAAAGAATTAGACCTTGGCAAAGAGAAGGGTTTAGATCCAAAAAAGAGTGGCTTTATATGAAGAAAAGAATAAAGCATTTGATTTGGCAGAATAAATAGTGGTGTCCGAATTAACGCTTCCATAGCTCTAATTAGGGACAGCATTGGTAAGACAATGTACGGCTTGAGGGAATTATGCGTGACCCTGCACCACTTTTAAAATAGGGTGTTTCTATGGACGGAGAGTTGAAATGGATTTGACTAGGAGGGTTCGGCCTCTCCTGCACCCTATCTCTTGAAATCTGGGTCATCATATCTCAAGATGGCCCATTTTTCATTCTTGTTATCTATCCAACCAGATTTATCAAAATCCGTATAATCAAAAGGATCATCTATGTCCTCAAGATCATTTAAAGTTGGCGTTGAAGTCGAAGGGACTTTCTTGACTCCAGTTCGGTTAGCAGAACGACCTCGTGATGCGTACACAGGAACCTTTTACTTATTTAAGTGCCGTTGTGGAAATAAAAAAGTCATTCGTAAAAACAATGTCAAAGGTACATACCACGGAACCAAATCATGTGGTTGTCTCCAAAAAATTAACCAAGAAAACTTTGGTAAAACTTATAAAACCAATCGTAAAGGCCTGACTCCTTGGAACAAAGGTATGAAAGGTATGGACCCTCTGGTTAAAGGTCATCCCAATTTATCTTGGAAAAAAGGAAAAGTTAAGTTGACGTACCCGAATGGTAAAATTGCATGGGTCAAGGTTTCTGATGAAGCTATTGGGTCACAAAGTGAATTCTACGAAAGACCTACACGCCAAAAACGTCAGTCTTGATCTTGCCACAATCCTTTATAGTATTTTGGCTTTCCTTTAACTTTGACCATCCTCATAACTTCCTTCCTGTTATCTCCTATCGAACTATAGCTAACGTGGACCCATCCACTATTTGGCCCCTCCCTCTCACCAGTTATCTTAGAGACTCTATTCGGAGCGTAATTCTCTAATATCAACTGGTCGAAGTCTAAGTTATCTCTTATCCATTCCGCTAATTCTAAGTTAGAAATCTCTTCACTTATTATTTCAATGTCGGCGGCACTCTTTGTGCCGTTGCAACAATGCGCTGAATTAGGCGAACCATGGACTAATTCGTTCAAGGGCTTTGATCTGAAACAGCTATTGATTTTTGTAGGACCGAAGTGATCCCGAACAGGCTGGAGAACTTTTATGGTGAGTGCTGTTATCCGTGCTACCGCATTATTGTCTAAATATTCTTCTTGATCGATACCAGCATGTAGAGCAGTAGGAGAATAAACCAGTTCTTGTAATGTAAAATTCTGGCTTATTCTCATAGCTAACCAATCATCCTTTGATAAGATCCATGACGGATTTGTGACCATGAGAGTTGTCACCATCAACAGCACCGTCAAGTGCTTCTCGTACTTCTTTAGGAAGTTTATCAAGATGAGGCTCTAAATGTTCGACTGCTAGAGATTGAGCTTTATCCGCTACAATATCTTTCAGCATGTTAGCCACGAATGGCAAAACCAGATTAAGCATATCTTTCCTTTCAGAGATTTGAGGTTTGAAAAATTCATAAAGCCAATTAAATAGGTTTTTCATTTTCATCGTCATGTGGTGGAATTTCGTGTTTCTCAGGTTCCTGTGCTAAATCCCCACCACTTTCAAAATAGAACTTAGCTATTCCTGCAATAATAGGTATAAAAGCGCCAATTAAAATATTTAACAAGTCCTTAGAGGAAGATGGTAACTCAGCAGATGCACCCAACATTATATGAACTACATACGCAAAGATCCCTAATGCGGATAACGCAATAGCAAATCTTGCGATAAATCGACTCACCTGAATCCTCTCATTCACCGTCATTTGCGGTTTGATCGGCTTTGGAGGATCTGGTTTAGTAACTGTTGTTACAGTTGTTTCTTTAGCCATTAGTCAATTACTATAAATGCCCAAATTATTGTTAATATTCCAATAATGATTAGTTCCATTATCGTTTATTTGCAATAAGAGCTTCAGCCATTCCTTTGATTTCCATGGAAAGACGTTCGTTCGTTTTAGCCACATCTTTGAATGCTACGCTCAATCC